AAATGCACCCGTAGTACTCCCAAATGTTAAATCATTCTTACTCTTATCATACGTTACAGTTGAAATAGGTAACGAGCCAGTCTGAAATTTAGATAATAGTTCACTCGCCAATTCGTTTCCACTATAATTTTCATTAGGTAACGTTATGGTGGTACCATTAACCGAAAACGTGTTATTTCTGTCGTTTATAAGCAATTGACTCGCATGGATACGAGCCGATACCAGTGATATCTTAGAGACGTTGTATATGGGATTTTTCAATTCGACGACATAATCCCCTGGATTGGGATACGCTACAGGATCGCGTTCTCCACTATCTATGTCTAACGTGTGTACGCTCATTAAAATAAGGGGATATATTTTAATCAGTGTGTTTATGCAAAATATGAAATTGTTTACATGATCTGTTGAGTGAGTGGGTTCTTCTGAAGCTGTTGCTTGGCCACGTTGAGACTGTAATCTGTGGCATATGGGTTGGCGTTGCCCTTGTAGTGATTGAAGTTGTAATACTTATTGTTATCGTACTGCTGCGTCCATCCACCGTTAAGAGGACCCGTGCGACCATCAATGCGAGTAGTATCGAACCGCATAGCCGTAGGCATACCACCTTGGTTAAGGGGTCCCGCGCGAACATTCATGCGACCAGCATTACCATGTCTATTTGCCTTACCACGACGGTCGTCGGGGCGGAAGCCGTATGCAAACAACTCCTCTGAAGTATACGGACGCTGAGGCGACATAGCTTGAGATTCTCTGAGTTGAGAAGCGGGAGCCACGACATGACCATGAGAGAAAGTGCTTATACCGGGAGCAAGCTGGTTGTTGTACCTGTATTGTTCGACGTTACCATCCTTCTTGTTACGAGTGGGATCCGCTACGTGTTGGAGTGCGGACACAGTACGCTTAGCACCGTTAAAGCCGAGGCCGTCGTTACGAGAACCGGTCATAGAACGGTTGGTAATACGTTTACCATTCACATGCTCACCTCTGGGAATATGACCACCGAAACCCTGGGACTTAGCACCGGCAACCGGGCGACGCTCGGGGAGGTATGCAGTCTTTTCGGGGCGGTTATTCGCAATCTCACCCATCTTACCACGTCGACCACCGAAAATATCGTGCGCGGGACCACTTCTACCAGGTAAAGTAGTCATTCTATACGCACCCACATTCTCGGGATTCACGCGTACTATCTGGTGGAAACCACCCGCTGCTGGAACATCGGGACCAACTGCGATACCCGGGCCCACCTGTTGCCTCTCAATAGGAGAAAGGTTATTCATGCGACCGCCGTCGAACATACGATCACGCATTTCTAAAACTTCGCCACCACTCGAACGCCCCTGTGGTGCAATATCCGAAAAATTACTTATCTCAACCTTTGAATCAGGTAAATTAGATAAACTAACGGGTTTGGGAGACATGACATTAGGTACCTCTTCCTGAATTACGGGAATAGATGCCTGTTGAACGGTCAAGTTGTACTCCTCAGTCTTCTTTTTTTCACTTAAAACTTTTCCTGCGTAAGCCAATCCAGCGATAGCTACTAACGAAAGTGGATCCGCCATTCTTAATTTTAGAAGAGATTTTTATTGACCAGGATATCGCTTCATGAACTGCATATTCTGAGTTTCGGCTGTGGTGCTGACGGGATCATATTGTACCGTGTTGAGAGGAAGCTTACATTTCATGTCTTGGAGAGGGAATAAATTTTGTTCGTACGTCTGAGCAACGACCTTGTTAAATCTAGACGTGGATGGAGGGCGGAGCATGTCACTCGTCTCGATAAACTGAGCGGGGGCACCCTTACCCGCCATGAAAGGAGAGGTACCGTATAACATGGTATTAGGTCTACTGGAACCATAGTTAAGGGTACTGGGCTGGGGGTAAGTGAATACCTCTTCCGTAGCACACACGGGAGGGCGAGCGGGGTTTTCGACAATTTTCAATCCTGGTTGAAGCTGATATGCCATTTATTATTACATGAGAATATTATCTATCTAAGCTGGACATCTATCCAAAAGTCGAACTGACAGTGCCAGCCCCTCTCCCAGAACCCCCGAACATACCACTACGCATATCACCACTCGAATCTAAACCACCAAAAGCTTCTAATTGCACCCCTCGTGCATTGACATTACACAAACTCGGGTCCGACTTGCAAATCGGGGCACCTTTCTCACCATATAACCATTCCGCGAAAGCGGTCTGATCACCCGGAATGTTCGTCACGGGACCGGAAACGAACTGCCTAGAAAATGCATTTCGTTGAGAATCTGGCATGGGAGAACGGGACTTTTGCGGACCATAAGGAATACGGCCTGATAACATATGATTCACTTCATCGCGAACTGTCTCATATCCACAAGCCGAAGGACGATCCGGACGACCATCATAGTCGCTCATCAAAACATTCGCCATAGGATTATCGACCGTGGGAAGCTGACACTCCGGAACGTACGTCTCCTTCTTCGCATTATTTCCCTTTATCATTTTAGACTTTTCCATTACGTATAAAACAGAGAGGACCGTAGCCCCTAATATAAAAATGCGCATATCTCGTCTGATGAGATACAACATACACGTCGCATAAATGACAAATCGTGCTGTGGCATTTACCCTTTCGACTTTCGTCTGTTGATTGGTGGGCCAGAATTCGGTGATTTTATCAGACCTGACAACCTGCTTTGGATCCACAAACAGTGAGACCATTTATATTATGCTTAGTTTATTTTTTCAACATACCACTGAGTAGCCCCTGCATAGACTGCATAAGCTTATTCTCATCGATTTCCAGTTCGCCATCTTCGTTTGATAGCTTATCTGCACACTGCTTGGCGACCGTCTCGATCATACTAAGTGTGTCCGCTGGGATTGATGTGATAGTAGTACCAAGCATGTATAGCGTTTGGAGATACTGCCAGATAGCATCCTTAGTACCTGTAGACGCCTTGGGCCAGCAGTTTTTAAGATTGATATCCTTGAGAAATTCAATATTTTCTGCGTGTTCAAGAAAGAAAGATTCATCCTTAGAGTTGATCTTATCCACATGAGGGGCGACATTTTCCATGAAACCATCGACAATCATCTTGCCGTTGGCGGATCTCATAAGTTCAAAAGCAGCGATGTACTTTTTGAGTCCCTTCTCTTCTGGGAAGGTTTTGTGTAGTTCCATAAGAAATTGGCCCATCATGTCGTTAAACGCTGTAACGGAAGTCATATATAACATATGTTGCGATTAATCTTTAAGTTACTCAAAAGGGGTCGGTAGAAATGGTTTCACGTTTACCTAAACCGTTAGATATGATAAAATAGACTAGTATAGCTATTAATGCTGCTGGTTTGGCATAAGCGCTCGTAGAGAGAGTACCCTCATCATTGAGTCGAGCTTTGCCGTGAATGTATAAAGCGGTAAGACCGGCTGCAATTATGGCCGCGGAACCCGGGTCGCGGAAGTATTCGTCCATATTTAATAGCGGAGTTTTTTACTCCTGGTGTCTGCTGCATCTGCGAATAGGTCGCCACTCGGACCCTGGCGCTGCTGGGGTCGGGTATTCACGGTTCTAAATTCATTTTGAAACGGATTGGCTGCCGCCTGCTGGGGTGCTTCGTACTCTTCCATGGGCTGTTCCATCTGCTCCTGATACTCTTCGGATGGTTCCCCCATTTCATCTTCGATATCACCCATGGGGTGTTCCATACCTTCTCCTTCCATACCACCCTCCATACCACCCTCCATACCACCCTCCATTCCTTCTTCCGGCTGCCCCTCGAAACCTCCACCCATTTCACCGGGGTTTTCTTCGTCGTACTCTTCGATATTATCTTCAACCATGTTAGCGTCTTGGGGATCAAGCATGTCTTCTCCATTAGAAGCCATGTATGTTTGTAAAATCTGTTGAACTGGGATTAACTCCTTTACAGTCGTCTCCACACATGCAGTGAATCGTTCATACAGTTTATCGTTGCGAGCATGTTCCGATTGGCTATCGGTGAAAACATACGGATCTCGGTAAACATCCTTCGCAGCGTTCTTATAACACGTGTGAATGAAGATTTCATTCGTGGGAAGTTTGACGGACATTTTCTTAGAATCTGAACTCAGTCGAACAGCCGACAGAATCTTTACAGAACTGACGAATACAGCGGCGACAAGATCTCTAAACCACGCACATCGCGCGGCGATATTCTCTGTATGCTGTCTAGCCATTGTTTCGTTCCACTCGGGGACGTCTTTCAATAAATTCTGGAACATCAACAGGACTTTACGACCTTTAGATAACTTTTGGGCTTCTGAATACATATCTTCAAAAACTTCGATCATAACTGGACACATAAGAATGCATAGCTGTTCCATGTATTCGCGCTTAGCTTCGACTAAAATGTTCAAATTATCCATTTATGATAGACTGGTCTTTTTTTTATCAGCGTTACTGCGCATCTCTCCTGTACCTATTTGCCACCTTTTTAAGATTGACCAACGTAGGGAAATCTTCTATATGATCTATCGACCCCGGTTGTGGTTCCCTGTCCCTTTTAATTTTCCATGTGATAGTGAATTCAAAATTACCTGTTATATGTACGATGAATCCACTCAACTCCAACTGTCTTTTGAGATAAGACGTTGCTTTTAAACGATCATATGTCGGATACCCTACTATAAATGCGGGCACCTCAAACGCAACTCTCCTTTTCTGAGATTCAACCGCTCTTCGCACTTTACGTGAAATTTGTTTATATAACTCCACATATGTCTCTTTTTTCATACGATTCCTGTTATTAGTTATTCGCGAGATTTCCTCTACGCTTATCATTAATATTAGCTGGACTTATTTTTTAACAATTCTTCCTCACTTTTACTAATTTCAGTAAACGGTATGTATTCGTGTCCTTGAATCGTACTTTCGAACGGAGTTCTATCCGCGGGTGGTTTAACATTCATCGGCTGAGATCGAGCGCTTATAACCCTAGCGTTAGGCTTACCCGCTTTACCTATAGAACTTGCATCCGTGACCAGGATATCAACGGACACCATAAAACCATATGGGAATCCACCTCGCTTCAAAACCATAAACATGCATCTATACATAGCATGATTCTTTTGTTTGTGTGTGAATTGTTTCAGACCACTTGTCTCT